CACTGTACGCAGTTGGGCAGTTCCCAAATAGTTATCTTCACAGCATTGCTCCCGTCTCTCGCATAATTTCTTTCTTGGCGACAATCATTGCTTCTACAGCAGCGTCGTGGCCTACACGCTGAGTCTTTGTCATCTCTTTGGTTTTGACATTGTGAATCTTATTTGAGATGTTTCTTGCCGCATATTCAGACCCAGCACGGATGCCTTGCTTGTATGCCTTGTCCATCTGCTTGCCAAAGAAAAAGTCGGCGCAGTCGTACCAAAAATCTGACCAATCACGCCACATCATCGAATTGCCCCCTAATGTCCTTGAGGGCCTTGCGAATGACCTCCGCCGTTGTTTGGTTGCCAATGTTCCATTCTCGGTCTGCTGTTTGTTCTAGCTCTTCTAGAACTGAGTTCCAGCCCATATCGTAACCGACTTGAAACAGAGTGTCAGTAAAAAACTCCAACTGACTTTTTATTTCTGAGACTTTCATAGTTCTCCTTTCGATAAACAATCTAAGGGAGCTTTAGACCGAATGCAAGTGTTTTTTTGCTTCGTTATAAACCTGTTATATTTACGATTGCCCCAGGCTCTCTGCCGTCTGCATAGTGCTTCCCAGCTATCAAGCAGACCACCTGTGAATCGTCTCCCCAAATTACTTCTGACTGACCAATGCCGTCCAGCAGTCCTCTGCACAGCTTGTCTAGGTCAGGAGGCACAATAGGCCACTGCCGTTTTTCTGGTTTGACCGAAGCGGGGCGAGGTAGAAAAAATGTCACCTCTACCCGAACAGGCCCAGTAAAGAAAGCCTCGTGCTTCTCTCTGGCTGTTACACACTCAGCGGCTATAGCCTTGCGCCACTTACGCAACTTCTCAGACGAAGCCTCGATAAGCCTGCCCTTTATGATTCGCTTGGAGCCCTGTGGGGCAGGGTTGCCGAAGATGTCTAAGTTGATTTGCATTAGAACGGAGCGTCTGCCTCGACCTGTGCGTTATTGACGTGGATAGCGGCGTACCGAATCTTCTCGCCACTTTGGTTTGTGAACTCTTCCATCTTGACACCGAGGAGCCCCTTGATGGTTACAACGTCGCCCTCACGGACTTCCTGCTTTGTCCAAACGGTGTATCGCTCGGTCTTGGTGTCCCCGCTCTTCAGCGGTACTTCGACAGTCGCCTTGAAGCCATAGCCGTCAATGATTCTGTCTACTGTTGCATTTTGGATTTCTACTGTTGCCATTATCTTCCTTCCACATGGCTTGGGGATACGCAGTCAGCGTTCCCACATATTCGGTTACCTGGCAGGACTGGTTCACCGTTTTCGTTTACAGGTGTCACCATGTCCAAATCAAATTTTCCATGCCAGGGGAGACATTTTAGGTCTCCGTTCTGAATAGTGCTTGCTCTTCTGACTCTACAGCTTTCGCAAAACATACGCAACTTTTTTCGTTTGCGATTGACAAGGAAGGTCGAGCCGCACTTAGCGCAGGTAACGTATTCATCCACGCACCTAGCTTACTTTGTGACACAGATAGCGCAAAGAGCAACAGTCTTCCCGTGTTCACATTTAGGGGGAGGGGATGCCTTTTTTGCTAGCTCTTCCTGCTCACGAAGAAACTCGGCGCTCGCCTTGCGTTCTTTTTCAAACCGAACACGAGCTTCGGGTGTGACTGCCGCATTTTCCCAAGAGTCGTTGTTCAACCATGTGGCTGGAAATTTTGTAAAGTCAGGATTTCTACGAGGGTCATTGCGATACGCAACAACACCAGCAAGTATGTCTTCAAATTTTGCTCTTTTCAGTGCCTTTTGGAATGCCTTGAAAGCTTTAGCCTTATCTTGCTTTTGAGGGTAAGCAGACCAAAACTCATCAAAAAGTTCTTCTATATGTTTCTTATAATGGTTAATATTGTTTTGCGTGCCAACAGTGTCACCCCTGATTACCTCATCTGTCACCCCTGAAGCCTGATTTGTCACCCCTGAATCGGTGAGGGGTGTCAGGTGTGTCACCCCTGGTAGGTTTACCCAGTATCGGTTGGTTTTGTATTGACCAGTCGTGGGTGCATTTTGGATTTCTACAAAAAGCTCACCAATTTCCTGAAGGTACTGAATGTCCCTTTTGATTGACCGAGCGGAGGTGTTTACAGCCTTCGCAAGCGTGGCAATTGAAGGCCAAGCCCCCAGTTCTCCCTGATGGTCAGCAATAGCCAGCAGGGTAAGACGAGCACGCCCTACGCTAACTGATTCCTTCCAGACGGCATTCATTATCTCGATGCTCAAAACATCCCCTCATCTGGAGCGTCAATCACCGTCTTTGTCCCATTGTCCTCAAGTCTGTACCATTGACCGTTACACTCGTCATACACGGGGTCTGAGAAGTCCTGCCAGCTAGAGAGCTTGTGACCGAATCTGCGGGCATCCTCGGCAATGACCTCACTTGACTCCATACGAGAGTTGTAGTCCTCACAGACCATGAGCAGGTTCGTGTAGTGGTCAAGTAGCTTTGAGCCACCCATCCCACGATTCTTGCGGTGGTGAACAACCAAGTTGGTGTCCTCGCCACAGTGCAAACAGTATGGGTCTCTAAGTTTTAGTTTCTTCCTAACATGAGCAGTTATCGTCATTTCATCTCCGCTTGAATGAGCTTTACCTGAGTGCCTAGAGCCATCAGGGAAGTCTCAATGGTCTTTATCTTTGTCTTTATTCGATTGAGCTGAGCCCGCTTCAGGTCACGCTCTAACCGAGCATCAGCAGATTCTAGCTTTGCAAGCGCCGTCCTGTCTGCGACAGTCCCCTCAGCTTTGATAAATGCTGTTTGCTCTACTGTGTCTAGGTTATGCTCAGCGTGCGCCAGGTCTGACTCGGCCTGAAAGAGGGCTTCTGCCCCCTTACTGTTCTCCTGAGTCAGTCGAGCTATCTCTTCGACTATCTGTGATGGTAACACTTAGCCTCCACAGGTGCCATACGAGCTCCTTGTTCCAGAACTCCATTTCGACTGTGTTGTGTAATTGTTTGGCACGGACATAGGCTTCAGTCAGTTCCTTGACCTTCGCCACCAGCACTGAGGAGTTCTGCACGAGCTTGTATCCTCTCTAGCTGGTCTGCTGTTGCGCCTTCAACTTTTGCCTGAGCATAAAGCCAGCGCAGACCATCTACGTTCGTAAGTTTATCCGCTTCTGCCACCCAGTTTTTCTTAGGCGGTTTAGGCTCTACTCCCCTAGCCGCCTTCTCCATTTCTTCACGGCTCGGTCTTTTAGAACCTTTATTATCGGAATTCGAACTGCCTCGGCGGGAGCCACTCCAGCCTCCGTTGGCAAGGCACCTACCAATGGCTGAAGTTTCCGCATTTTCAAGGGCAGCAGTTTTGTTCGCCATGCCTTCGCCGTCCACCTCAAATGCCAAACCAGTTGCTTTCGGCAGATTATTCGCTTGCTCGCCTGCCGTGAGAAAAATGCTGGCCTTAACAACCCAAGTAGATACCGAGCGGTCAGCCGTTGTCGTAAGATTCTCAGTGATAATGCGTCCGTCAGGGTGTGCTTCATAGAACTTCCTTATTCTCTCTTCGACTGTTTCGTAGTCGTCTAAGTTAAATCTCGCCATCTTCTACCTCTTCTACGAGTTCGGCGAATTTCCATCCACTACTCATGTAAAACCAAATATCTATGTTTGCAAAGGAGACACGCTCTAAACCGTGCTCATTGACCTTTATGCCGTCAATCATCCCTGTTATCTCTGTTAGGTCTTTTTGTAGCGTTACATAGCTACCGATTCCTATATCCATATCTTTCCTTCCTTGTTGATTACCAAGACGGGAGTGCCGCCTCTTAGTTGTCTTGAGGTTATCCTCAAAGTTTGTCCGTTGTCAATCTCGACACTGCCCCACTTGGCTTTGCCCATCTTATGCATGACCTCAGACTTTAGCTTCATTAGGCCCTGAGTGGCTACGTCAGCGTGTAACTGAGCGTGGATAAGCTCTCTACCCAGGTCACCCAGTTCGACCTCTCTAAGCTCGATTTCTGGATTTTCCCGTCGGACTACCTGATAAGTAGAATCCGAGCCATCCCACTCAGGCCGCCTGTCATTGACTACGCAAGACCAGAACTGGCGGATGGCATCACGCTGAATGTTGATAGTGCCTTGACTGAATGGCACTTCGTACTCGTTCCAAGTCATCCCAGCAACAGCGACAATAACCCCAGACCGAATCTTCATAACGCCCATGTAGTGCAATACCTGAGCTACATAAGCAGGGGGAACTTCAGGCCAAGTATTGCGGCCCGTCTTTACTTCGACAATTTTTAGTTCGCCAGTCTCTCGGTGGCGTGCGATTGCATCAGGGTTTGCGTGGAGGTATTCGACCTCTTCGTCCTGATAAGTGCCAGTAGTAAACACCTCGTACTCAGGGTGCTCTTCTGACCACAATTGTAGTATCGGGTCTTCAAAGGCCTTGCCAAACCGAATGGCCCAAGTTTCTTTTATCTGGCTTTCAATCTTCCCAGTCTTTTTTGCCCAAAGAGCGTAGGCGCTCTCGTAAGGGTTCAAACCGAGTATGGTGCCTACTTCACTACCCCCGACACCATTAGACCGCTCAGAATGCCACTCAGGGCTTCCTGGAGCGTACATACCAAGTAGCTTCGCCCCGTTCAATGTTTCTGGTGCGTAAGTCTCCATAATTACTCCTTTGTTAGATAGCCTTAGTGTATGCACGCCAGCGGACATTTTTCCAGCGAGTATATGAAATTGTTATCTTCAATTCATACTGCTGGCGGTGTGCCGTGCGAATCCTACCCGAATCTTTGGTTTCCTGAAGACATCCCCAGCCCAGGCGCTAGACGGCACGCAGAGCTCGTGGCAAAAGAATTGTGTAACACCTGCCCAATCAAGCAGAGGTGCTTCGAGTACGCCTTAGAGACGCATCAGGAGTACGGAATTTGGGGCGGAACAACCCCAGACGAACGCTGATTTGACAGCAAGAAATAATCTCTACATAATTGCGGCATGAGCGCAGAGCGAGAATACATAGAGCTACAAAAAGCCATTGCCAAGAGCAGGTCAATCCCGCCCTGTCAGACCACTGACCCAGAGCTTTGGTTTGGGGTGCAGGAGTATGGTGAAGAGTTTGACCAAATCAAATACACTGTGGCAAAGCAGCTCTGTAATGAGTGCCCTGTGAGGGAAGCTTGTCTGACTTATGCGCTCAAAGCCCCAGAGCTACACGGAGTATGGGGGGGCCTAGCTCCAAAGGAGCGGCAGGCTATGAGAAACGCGCATTACCGATTGTTAGGTAAGAGGGGCAGGCCGCCTAAGATTTAGGCTCGTCCTCGGCAAGGTCTTCGTCAATATCTGGCGTGTTCATATCGTCCCAGTCGAAGTCGCCATCTTTGTTGACCTGTAGGGCATCCTGTACGGCCTCTGAGTCGGACTTTGCTACAGCAGCTCTATAAGCGTTCTGGATGTCTGTAATCTCCAGGGTGCCCTTCCAAGCCAGTGAGACACCAATGGTGGTCAGAACAACGGCAAACGCCGAACCGACACCAATAATCGAGCCCATCAGCCAGTCACCAGCTACAGCACCGATAGCAGTGCCACCGAAGAATGTGGCAAAGGTCAGGCCAAGTGACCGAAGACCGAACTGCTTTAGATACTGTTTCAACATAATTCCTTCTTGCAATGTGGGCAGGCGTAAACTATTTTACTCTCGACCTGCTCCACCACCTTTTCGACTTCCGTGTCCGCTTGTTTTGCCTCTGTCCCTTTGGTGTTTTCGAGAATGAGTTTGTAGAGGTCAACTTTTGCGGATGTAGCACCAAAGACTCCCTTCAAGGTTTTCGAGGCGGTTGCGTGTAGGTGTGGGCCAGAGCTCATGCCGCTGTTCCCAACCATTCCTACTGTTTGTGACTTTGTAAGCTTGTCGCCAACTTCGTATCCAGGGCGCTTGTCCATGTGGCAATATCCGATGTACCAGACCTTGCCGTCTTTGTCCATTGCAGTCTGCACCAGAACCCAGCCCAAAACCTTGCTGTATTGGATAAGTCGAATAGTGCCTTTTGCGATAGCGGGGATACGGGTGCCCAACGGACGTGCCCAGTCCGTACCCGAGTGAGCTTGCATACCGTTCTTGCGACGGAAGTCAGACATCGTGCCATAGTGCCCAGTGATGTATTTGTCGGGGTAGGGCATACGCCAGTCAGCGACTCTAGCCATTGACTACGTTCCAAATCAGTGCGGCGATTGCGCCGATTACGGCTGCGGCACCAGCAATTATCCACATACGGCGCTCAAGCATACGAAGACGCATCTCGTGGTCTTTGATATTGCGCTCTACCCAGTCAATGTGCGTGGGTATCTTTTCGTTTAGTCGTTCGACTTGCTTGATGAGCTCAATAGCCCAGGTAGGGATGTCTTCGTTATTCACTAGGCACCTTCATAGTT